ACGCTATTATAAAGGTTTCTTAATGCCCAGTAAATGTCTCGTGAAAAGACGAATGAATTACCTTCAGATACTTTAGTATTAGCACCTTGTACAAAGAGATGTCTAATTGGATCTGCAATAAAGAATGTATCGCCACGACCACCTTGTTGATATGTTGTTGCAACACCAAGGAATTCATTAACAACAGCATTATAATAGGTTTGTAAGTCAGTACCTGTTACATTTGATGTACGTTGAATACTAGTTAATGCTGCATTCCATGTTTGATTATTGGTTGTATCATCATATGATGACAATCCAGTTACTTGTGTGAATGAGTAGATTGTACCAAGACCACCTTCGAGAACCATATCAATATTATAAAGTTCATCGTCTTTGATCTTTGCCATCGATCTATTAAGTTTATCAACCACATTACCAACTACCTTGTCGTTTTGTGGACCGGTTGGTGAATATGTACCAAGTGGTAGAAGTGAATCTACATAACCTAATGCACTAACAGTAGAATTGATTGTTACTTGTGGTATTTCATAACCAACAAAACTTGATAAAGTTGTGTAGTTAGAAATCATGTTGTTGTTAACTGTTCTTATCTTCTTAAGTGTCTTAACCGAGCTATTAGAATCATATGATGTACCTTTACCAATGCTATCAAGAGCTTGGTTGGTAATATATGGGTTAACAAGCAATGAAATATTTGCACTTCTATCAGCAATAATATTCTGTAATGAATATGTTACTGGTGCGCCACCATTTGCTGGAGCGAATTGTCTAAATGGATCGGTAAACGAACCAGTGTAAAGTTCTTGGGGAAGATATACAAGCTTGTTAGGGTCGTCAAGGAACACGCTGCTATTAAGCTTAAACACACCAAGATTGAGTACGTCATCAAATTGGTTATCATTACCAATGATATAACCTCTTGATGCTGTTTCCATCACATATGAAAGTGAATCGGATGTATTACCAGCAGCACTTGTAAGGCTAAATGTTAATACGCTCCCTGGAATTGTTGTGTAGTTTGTTAAACCACCTACTGCAGTCTGTGAAACTGTAAGGGCTGTTTGAATCTTATTGAAGCTAGAACCAATGTTATCAGCGTCAACGTTATCAACCATGCTTACATAATAGCCTTTAAAGCCTTGATCAATGGTTGTTTGACCTTTATTAACAATAATTGCACCCGCATTACCGAAATTAGCAACACCTGCAATTTGTGAAACTGCTGATGCAGTCTTGGACCAAGTAAAACCTGTACCATCAACAATTGATTGATACTGATCTTTTGTAAGTGAGAATTGCTTTGGCCTACCTAAAAAATAGACACCAGAAAGACCATCAAGATTTGATGTTAAAGTGTTGGTGTTAGCATTATAAAATTGAGCTGGGAATACAAGAGCTGTATAAAAGCTACCAAATCCTGTACCATTTGCTACACCATATGGTAAGCGATTAACGTTCACACGGGTATTTCTATTTTGGAATGACGCTCTTACAGTGTGGTAAAAGTAACGTTCGGCTGCATTTGTTGGTTTACCGTAGATGAGTTCAAAATCCCCTAAGTTAGAAATTTCTGTAACTTCGTCAGTTGGACCTTGATTTGCGAAACCTGTAATATAAACACTAGTACCGAGAGGTATTGCGGGTCTTTCAGATAAATCAAATTCCCTAATTTCAACACCTGGTGATTGGATAGTTCTTCTTGTTGCCATATCAATATTTATTATTTTTCAACTATGTTTTTTACGTATTGATTAAATTTATACGTAGTTGTGAGAATACAAAAGAGAAATTACACTCCATTTCTTCACCACTGCGGTAGTCATATCCTAATTCCCCTAACGCAACTGGAAAAGCTTTAGTATATGTAAATGTGGCTACTTTATTATCATATTCATCCAGAGCAGTAATTATGAATTCTGTTTGATAATCCTGAAAATTATCAGGATCTGATAGATTACGTTGATCATAAATGCCTGTTTTTTCGTCTTGTAACAAGTTTAACCATTGATATATTACCCAATAGTTGTTATATCTGTTATCAACTGTAAATTTTACATCAATTGGAGGAAATGGGTTAATTGAGTGCGCAGAATTAAACAGCGTGTTACCTGCATATCTTATTTCAACAGAAGGTTTTTCAACTTTCGGTACAATTGTCCCAAATATAGAAAATTGCATCGTATCTTGATTGATATTTTTATTATCTCGAGTGGGGGAATTAATTTTTTTCAGTGCATTTGGCAGCGAAAAGGTAAGCAAAAACTTATCTTTACGTGTCTTGTTAAGCACAGTTTGTATGTTACTCATAAAATATACCAGCCTTCTTGTTCTAACGTATTTATATCACTGTCTACTTGATCACCCATTCCAAATACACAAGGTAATGTGAAAATATCATTTTTAAATATTTCATTATCACCGTAAAGTGATTTAGGATTTACAGTTAAGTTCATTCCGAAATCAGAAATAACAAGTTTTTTGGGTTTGTTGTTATCATCGGTTTCTGCTATTTCAAAATACTGCTGCACAACGTCATCATATAATGCCATAAGAGCCCAAACGGTGGACATAACTTTATCATCATGGCAACCATCTTTTGCTGCCCATGTGCCGTTTGGATATCTAGTAAAGTCTCTAAATTCTTTTATTGTCTCAACGTCATTAAACTTAACACATTTGAGTTCAGATACCCAATATCTCATATTAGTAACTGCTTTATTTTTTGTATTTGAGTGGCAAATTACCCCATTTTGTTGCTTACGATTTGCTAACTGACCACCCCAATTTACAAGTTTTTCATAAAAAAATCTGTTCCTCAAATTATCTGCAACCTGAGCACCAACACCATTTCTCTCAACAAGTGCTAGTGGTTTACCCCATTGAGTTAAAATTTCATTAACTTTAGTTGTGAAATCATAAGGAGATATCTTATTAGATGAATATATAGCTACTTGCTCTATATTAGATAGATCTGTGAGATCGTAGATATTAATTATAGAGTAATCTTTTCCTATACCTTCAGCAGTATCTACACCTGCTGCATAAATTCTACCATCTTTAGGTTCATCAAATATTCTATATGCACCATCCTCGTATACGCCTATAGGTTGTTTTACTGTTTTAATTAATTTGTCAAAATATTCGTGGTCGATAGCCCCATCACCATGCTGAAGGAAAATGCATTCGTATTCCTGAAGCCAGCTTTCATATGAACCCAAGTTTTCAATAGTCTTCTTTTTAAATGCTTCATCTCTCTTAGGTGGTTCATCCCATTTAATTTCATCAAAACCAAATCCATTATCCCCTTTCAATGCACCCATCCATAATTTGTGGAAAAGATTACCAGTTCCGTTTGGGGTAGATGCAATAAAGATCTTTGCTTTTTCAGCTGAGGAAATTGTAGGGTAAACGGATTTCCAAAAGTCTTCCATTAATCCCGGCTCAATGAACGCTAACTCGTCAATGAATAATAAGGAAATAGACATACCACGAGCTGCACTCCCTGTTGTGGTTGAAATACCAATTTCCGATCCATTAGCTAGCTTCATAGAAGTTTTCCCATACTCTTCAACACCAGGTTTTAACCAGTTAGGAAGTTCCTCATATGCTAATCTAATACGTTTGAAAATTTCAATTGCAGTCGCTTCTTTGTTAGCTACAATAACGACTCGTTTATCAGCTTCAAAACATGCATGCCATAATGAGTAAATTGTATACATGGTAGATTTACCAGACTGACGTGGTGATAATAAGATGAAAAATCTATTATCTCTCATCTTTCTCAATACTCTCTTTTGATACGGTCTAAGGGGTATCTTCATTCTACCTTTATCAGGGTGTACGATAAAGAAATACTCTTCAGCAAAGTGTAATATATTTTGCGAACACTTTTTAATTTCCTTTACCATTGTTGGTGTATATTCAAACACCGCACCTGATGTAGGTAAATTTGGGTTATTTAGGTAAGTTTGTTTCTTTTTTGGAGGTCCTGCCATATATCTAAATATTATATATGTCTAAATCACACACAAACGTAAGCCGTGCAGCTAGCTTGTGTGAAGAATTCTGTGATTATGTTCTCTATGACGATATCCATCGTAGTATCATTGTTAATGTTAATGTAGAAAGATTTGCAATATTAAGAAAAGAATTGAAAAGATATAAATTCCACATTAAACATATGACAAAACTTGAAGAGACTGAATCTCTCACCTGTGTTTTTATTCAAGTTTAACTAAATATATTTATATGTCAAAACAATCATTATATAAACTTGGTCAAATTTATGGTAATATGCTTAACAATATTTCTGTTGTTGAAGAAAAAACCTTACCTACAAAGTCTGGACCCGGAGCTAAAGAACTAAACGATAAAGATGCAGCAAAGTTGCAAGCCGGTGGTCCATCTGAAAAGGGTGGTTTTAAGCCTGCTGAAATTGATGCTAATAAAATGTCTAAAAAAGATTCTGAAGAAGATAATACCTACGGTGGAAAAAATTTAACCGCAGAAGAAAACCCAGATGAAGACGAAGAAAATTTTGGAAAAATTAATCGTGATGCTATAAATAATTTCATGAGCAAATCTATTTTTGAAAAATTATACGAAAATG